CTTCGACATCTGGTGGCAGGAGACATAGGCACATGAGCACCCCGCATGCCGGCTCGGGCACGACGTTTTCATTCGCTGGAACGAACTACACCGTCACCAACATCACGTACACGCTCACAGACGTGAATGCTGCCGACACGATCGACATCAGCCACCTTGGGCAGACCGTTGGGGCTGCAATTCTTACGCTCGACCGTCCGTTGACGGGTGCCGCGAACGACACGGGCCGCGAGGTGCAGATCGACTACATCGGCTCGGGGGTTATCAATGATGGTGTTTCCGGCACGCTGGCGATCACTGGCGGTATCAGCCTGTCGAAGGCTGCGACCGTCTCGAGCTCGTCGGTGACGCTCGCCGTAAACGACGTGATCCGGGGCTCGGCCACCTTCCGCGTGGCTCGCTAACGCACGGGAGGTTTTCCCGTGGCATCGTTCAGCGCAGGCGTGTCTGTCACCTGGAACGGCACTGCGTTTCAGGAGATCACCAACCTTTCGTGGACGTATGGCGGAGGCGCGCCTAAAGGCCGCAGCGTCGCGTGGACGGACGAAGCAGGCACGCTAACTGTTGAGTGCCTGGGCGGCAACAACACGGCAGTGGGCAACTACGGCGTGCGCGCTCAGGTTGTCGTTTCTGGCGGCGGGCAAGCCTTGACGAATCAGGCAGTATGGGAGTCAGTCAGCGTGGCGTCTGAAGTGAACGGCGTCACCCGGTACACCGTCACGCTGAAGCTCTTGGACAACTAAACCATGGCAATGACACGGGAACAGATCGACGCAGCGGATGACGCCAAGATCATCAAGGTGCAGGCATTCGGCGGCGAGTGCTGCCTGCGGCTGATGAGCGTAGGCGAGCGCGACTCATACGAGCTCAAGCTGGTAGAGGCCGGCGGCAAGGCGATCCCCGATTTCCGCTCTGAGCTCCTGAGCCGCACGCTGTGCGACGAGAAGGGCAACCTGCTCTATGCAGGCGAAGAAGGCGTGGAAGCCCTGAAGCGCCGCAGCAGCGACCAGATGCACAAGCTGTGGCAGGCGGCGATGAAGCACAACGCACTCACAGAGGAGGAGATCAAGAGACTAGCGGGGGAATGAACGCCCGTCCGACGCTTCAGTTCAAGATGCGTCTGGCGGGCCACCTGGGAAAGACACTCGCCGAAATCGACCAGATGGATTCTCGGGAGTTCTCTCGGTGGCTGGCGTTCTCCAGGTGGTTCTCTCCGCTGGCCGACAGTTGGACGCAAACCGGGATGCTGGCAAGCGCGATGCTCGCACCGTACTGCCCACGCGGCAAGGTGCCATCGGCAAGCGACTTCATCCCGATCGAAGACAAGGCACCGAAGCATCCGAACCAGATACGCGAAGTGCTCGAGCAGATGAAGCGAGACTTGGAAGGCTGAGATGGCAACCGTAGGACTAGGCTTTCAACTATCGGCGAATGCCACGCAGATGTCTGCGGGCATCAACGCTGGCGTTGTGGAGCTGCAGAAGCTGGGCTATGCCGCCAAAAGGACGCAGCAAGATGTTTCGACGCTGAAGACAATCGAGCTGTCGCGGGTCTTCATCTCCGCGATCCAGTCGGTGGCCGGCTCTTTCACGTCGTTCGTGGCCGGTGCTGCATCTGCCGTGGCCAGCGTGGACGATCTCAGCAAGCGCACGGGCGTGTCGGCCCAGACGCTCCAGGCGTATCAGTTCGCGGCTGAGCAGTCTGGCGTCAGCGTCGAGACTTTCGGCAAAGGCATCCAGAGGCTTGGCATCAACCTCGGCGAAGCCCAGACGGGAAACAAGTCTGCGATCAAGTCTTTCGCGGACCTCGGGCTGTCGGTTCGTGATCTGGCCCAGCTTTCGCCAGAGCAGGCATTCGAGAAGGTGGCGGCGGCAATCTCGCAGCTGCCGAACCCGGCACAGCAGGCGGCGGCTGCCGTTGGGCTGTTCGGCAAGAGCGGTGCCGAGCTCGTGCCTGTGTTCCAGGAGGGCGCGGGCTTTCTGGCAGAGATGCGAAAGCAGGCTGAGGGGCTTGGCCTGGTGCTCGGGCAGACCCAGGTGGCCAACCTCGCGCAGCTTGATGACTCATTCAGTGCCTTGGGCGCGACCGTGCAGGCGTTTAAGCAGCGGGTGACGGCTGAGCTGGCCCCTGCCTTGGTGGAGGCATCGCGGTCTGCCGCTGAGTTCATCGCCGCCATCGACGTTCAGGAAGTGGCCAAGGCAGCCGAGGGTGCCATCGCAAGCCTGGCCGACGCAGGGCGTGCTCTGGGTGAAACCTTTCTCATAATCTACAAGGCATCGGCCCCACTCGCTGCCGCCGTCCTGCCGGTAATCGCTGACACGCTTTCGGTGATCGGCAAGAACATTCAAGGCGCTGCCGTTGGTGCTCTTGCCGCCGCCGGTGCGTTCGGTGCCTACAGCCTGTCGTGCGTGTCTGCCACGGCAGCCACAGCAGCGCTGACTGCCGCCGTGACCACGCTGCTTTCTCGCACTGGCGTCGGCCTGCTGGTTGTGGTGCTGGGGGCAGTGGCAGGCACGTACATCAACATGGCGACGGCCGCAGGTGATGCCGCTGATACCAGCACCGCAGCGGCCGACAGAATTACGCAGGCTATCGCAGAGACGAAGACGCAGATTGACGCAGCCACGGGGGCGGCGAAAGAGTTCGGGGCTCAGGCCGAGCTGGCATTCAAGCTGCCCGCCGAGATCACCGACGCCACGCTGATCCAAGGCACGGTGGACGAGGCAACGTCTGCCTTCAAGAAGTTTGCCCAAGAGGCTGGCAGCCTGGCCGCTGTGCCGAAGGACGTGGCCGACGCTTTCGACACGCTCACGACAGACATCGAGAACATGAACGCTGCGGCCGTGGACGCTGGCGTAGGCCAGCAGTACATCGCCGACTCTGCACAACAACTGCTGGCAGTGATTGAGAACATCACAAAGGCCAGAGCGGAAGAGAAGAAAGCCACGGATGCCGTCGCGGATGCAGCACGCAAGGCAAGCGAAGAGGCTGGCAAGCGCGTGCAGGGGCTTGCACGAGCCGGCCTTGAGGATGGCGAGCGATCGCAGCTAACTCTGTCGGAAGATTTGCTGGCGATCACGCGCACGATTGCCGACGCAGAGCAGGCGCTGGCGGCAGCCCGCGAAGGCACAGACTCTCGGGCGATTGCTGCAGCCCAGGAGCGGCTGGCGCTGACGCGGCAGACCGCCGCCGCCGCCACAGAGGCCGCGAAAGAGCAGGCCCGCCAGCGCGAGCTCTCGGCTCTCGGCCTTGACCAGGGCCTGCTGAAGCCAGTGCAAACCGTCACCGACCAATTCAAAAAGGTGCGGGAAGCCTTTGACCGTGGGCTCATCGACGGCGGTGAAGCCCGCACGGCGCTCCAGAACCTTGCGGCGGAGGGCATTACGATCCGCAAAGAGATTGCCGCCGAACTGGCTCGGCCTTCCACTCAGGCATTGCAGGCCAGCGACGTTCGGACGCAGGGCGGCGCGTCTGAGTTTCTGCGGCTTGCCACAGGCCGGGCTGACCCGGCAATCGAGCAGCGCACCCAGCAGCTTTCCAAGCTCGAGGAGATCCGCCGGGCGATCGCTGCGACCGGGGCCAATCCCGTCGAGATCCTGGGGGCGTAGCGTGGCAATCATCAACTTCCGCGAAGTCCTGCCCCGCACGTTCTCGCACAAGTTTGGCGAGAGCCCCACGGCAGAACGCAAGTTCGTCGTGACGGTCACGCAGCCTGTCGGGCACCAGGAGCTTCTTGACGCTGTAGGCATCAAGCACGGTGCATCCCACCCAGAGTTTTTCTACCTGCTCTGCACGGAGGGCAGCGTCACGGAGCCCGATCGGCAGCACGCGGAGATCACGTACCGCTACGAAGTGCCGCAGGTTGGCAGCCAAGACAATCAGCCAAATCCGCTCGCTCGCAAAGACGTGTGGAGTTTCAGCACGGGCGGCGCTGCAGTCCCGGCTCTCGTCTACTACCACGGCAGCGGCAACAACACGCGACGGTCACTGACCAACTCTGCCGGCGATTTCTTTGAGGGGGCGATGACCGAGGAGGCAGAGCTGCGAGCCAGCATTAGCGGCAACCGCGCTGCCTTCCCGCTCGGAGACGCGGCAGCTGTCACCAACACGGTGAACGGCTCGTCATTTCTTGGCGGCGCGATACACACATGGAAGTGCGCAGGCATCAGCGGCCAGCAGCAGGTCGAAGTCGTCAATGGTGCCGAGATCAAATACTGGAGCGTTACCGCCGAACTCATTTACCGGCAGAGCGGCTGGAATCTTTTGCTGCCCAACGTTGGGTGGAACTACATCGAGGGCGGAGAGAAGCGGCGCGCCTGGGTGTGGTCTGACCCCGGCGCAGGTGGAACGCGAGAGCAGATCGCATCAAGCAATCCCATGCCGCTCAATGAAACCGGTGGGCTCGTCGTTTCTTCGCCAGGCGAATCCAACCCGCCGATCATCCTGAACCGTCGCGTACACAGAGAGTCGGACTTTGCTACGTACTTCGGCACCCCGCCGTTCTAAGGAGCCAG